GCAGTAGATACGGTTGAAGAAGTTATTAGAAGACAAGGTGCTCAATCTTTAGCTCATTTAAGAACTGCTGAAAATAAACTTCTTAAAGAACACTTTAAAGTAAATAAAAGCGGATGGGTTAAGAAAGCAACTGGAGCTAGAGAAGGTGAAGTTTTTGAAAACGTAGCAGCTTTAGTTCGTAGCGGAAATATAGACCAAGCTCCTGATGGAGTCGTTAAAAACATTGCTAAGTTACACCGAGATTATTATAGAAATATGCTTAAATGGGGCAAGGAACAAGGAATTAAAGGGTTAGACGATGTCCCAATAAACGAAATGTATATTCCTAGAATTTATTCTTTAAGAAGAATTGAAGAATTAAGAGGATCTCTTAAATCTGGGGAGTTAGATCGTTTAATCGCTTCAGCTTTAAAAATAGATGGACTTGATCCGGCGGATGCCTTAAGACTAGGTCGAGCTTTTATGTCTAGGGTTCACAATAGATTGTCAAACCACAACCTAACTAACCTTTCTGTTTTAGGTGACGATGTTGTATCTGATATGAGAGGGGCTCTTAGAGAACTTCTTGGTGAGGATGAAGCTGCGTTAGCAGATAAGTTAGCAGATGTTATTGAAGCCAACTTTAAAAAGAAGAAACCTGAGTCAGGAAGAATTGCACGAGCAAAAAGTAGACTGCCTCTAGACGAAAATCATACATTGGAACTGGTACATAAAGATGGAACAAAAGCAAAATACAGTTTACAAGATTTATTAGAAAACGATGCTAGAACTCTTCAGATGAGATACGACCGACAACTTCGTGGCGCAGCTCAGATGAACCGAGTTATCAATGATTTTTCTGAGAAAGCTGGAAAAGAACTAAAAACATTTTCTGATGTTAAAAGAATTGTTCTTGACGGAACACCTAGTGACGCTAAAACAACAAAGAAAGTTAAAGATGTTCTTGAGTTTACTGAGAAAGCAATATTAGGTAAACCTTTTACACCACCAAGTGGATGGAAGAATGCAGCAACTGCTATTAGAGATTTTAATTATTGGAGAATTGGCGGTTCCTTTGGTATAGCTTCTATCCCTGAGACTGCTTACCCGATTGTTGGGGGGACATTCCGAGCATTTACTCAACAAATGCCAATGTTTAGAAAAATAACATCAGACGCTAGATCTGGAAAGTTAAGTAAAGACGCTTTACGAGATTTTCATTATTTGACTGGATCAGGTACTGATAGATTGACTATGCAGTTTACAGGTCGAGTAGATGATTTAGGTGTTTTAGCAAATACACGGATGTCAAGAAACTCAGCAATGAGAGAAAAACTAAATAGAACTATTTCTGATGTAAGTGGTTTGAATTGGTTAACTAGAAACCAACAAGAAATGATGTCTCAAGTTGCATTCCAGAATTTTGTAAATGACGCATTAGGAACAACTGGTAAAACTATAAGTAGAACAAGATACTACCAATTAGGCATCGATGATGAGATGTTCGGTCGTATTACAAAAATGTTAAAAGATCCAAAAAGCGGAATAGTAATTGATGAAATTAAAGGATTAGGAAAAGTTGTAGATCCTGCTTCTCTTAATCGAGCACTTCACTCTGCTACAGACCAAGAAGCCGTGTCGTCTTTAATATCCGGGATACAAAAGTTTACTGAAAGCACTATTCAAAGGACTTATATAGGAGACCTTCCTTTATGGATGTCTTCCGAATTGGGCAAGTTAATGGGGCAATTTAGAACTTATGTAATGACATCTTGGAATAGGCAGCTTATGCCGGGGATGCAACGATTGGGCCACGGAGATTTTACAGTTGTTCGAGATTGGTCAGCACTTATGTTATTTGGGGGACTTACTTACACACTCCAAACATATCTAAAAACAATCGGTGATCCTGAAAAACGAAAAGAATATTTAGAACCAATGGAAATTGCAAAAGGAGCCTTTGCGAGAGCTGGGGTAAGTGGGGTTATTCCCGGTGCTGTTGATACTGGAGGATATTTATTTGGAGCAGATCCGTTGTTCAGGAATGTTAGATCGTCAGGGTTAGCTTCTCAATTTCTTACTGGATCGCCTACATTTCAAGGCTTTGATTTATTAACACGATCTATCCGTGGAGTAAATTCTTCTATCTTTAGAGAAGACACAGATTTGTCTGAGAAAGATCTTAAGAGCATTAAAAGATTGCTCCCTTTTAGTAATGTGCCTGTAATCTCACAAAGTTTAGATTATGGTATTGAAAATGTGGGATTACCCGAAAAATCGAAAAGTCGTGAAAATGAGTTTCGCCGACTCTTGGACGAACTTAAGTAAAGGAACCTAGTTATGCCTATTTATAGTTACAACCGTTATACCGCAGATGGGGGAACAACTTCGTTTTCCATAACATTTGGGTATTTGGCTACATCGCACATTAAAGTGTATGTAAACGATGTTGAGCAAACCTCTGGATTTACTGTCAGTGAAGCAGAAAACAAAGTCAATTTTACTACAGCTCCAGCAGCTAACGATATTGTTCTTCTTAAAAGAGTAACTCCAAAAACAAAAGCGGATTTCCAATCAGAAATTGCAGACTTTAGTGCCGGATCGGTATTAACCGAAGCAGATTTAGATAATGCAACTATAGGACTTTTATATGTTTCTCAAGAACTTACGGATTTTGGAGAGACAAACGGTTTAGGGCTAGATCAGGTAGATGAAAATTGGACGGCTGAAAGTAAACGAATTAAATCAGTAGCAGCTCCTACAGACGGAACTGACGCTGTGAATAAAGACTATATAGATGAAATTGCTTTATTTGGAGCTTCTACAGTTCCACAAGCATGGGAAATAACTAGTTGGACTGCGGATAGCTCGGACTATTATGCTGTTTTAGCTGATGCCGCTAGTGTTTCAGATGTTATGTATTTTGTTGAAACAGGCGGAGTAATCCAAAAACCAACTGACGATTATACGGTAACTCAAGTTGGAAACGATATTCGACTTACAATGAAAGGCTTTAGCACTTCTCCGGGAACTACTAGAGTAAGAAATTTAGGAGTAGCTCGTAGTAGTTTAGAAACTCCATTAAGAGCTGACTCAGCAGCAAGTGTTGGGTTTGCAGTTAAAGGGTTTGATGAAACTCAAAGTGCTGATTTGTTCCAAGCACAGAATTCGTCTGGATCTGCGATGTTCCAAGTGAGTCCAAGTGGAGCAGTTACTACAGGTTCAACTATTAATGCAACAGGGACTATTACAGCTGCTGAAGCGACCACATCTGGACACCTTGTTACAAAGGGCCAAACAGATATTCTTATGCCTATTGGCGGAATTATTATGTGGCCGTATATTAGTGGTCTTGCTGTTCCAACTGATTATTTATTATGCGATGGTTCGACTTTTTCAAGCACTACTTATCCTGATCTTTATACAATTTTAGGATCTACTACGCTTCCGAATTTAGTTGACAAAATGCCAAGAGGTCATAATTCAACTTACAACGGAGCACATGCAAGTGGCGGAGCTGACACAGTAACTTTAGTAAGTAACAATTTACCTCAGCATAACCACGGTGCTGGGACGTATGCAACGGCTGCTCATTATCATCATATGTTTGCCAATGAAGTTGTTAATTCACAAACCGGAGCTCAAACAACTAATAGTGTTGTTAACGATTCTCTTATGTCAGGAACTAGATTTGTACGTCACGCAAACCGAATGAACACTAGTGATTACGCTATGTCAAACCAAAGTACAACAACTACAGCAAGTGTTGGTCGAACATCTAACGCAACAAGTACAAATATTACTGGAAGTTCTGGAAATGCTGGGCAATCAAGTCCTACCGCAGTGACGATTACTAATCCGTACACTACGCTTTGGTTTATTATAAGAGCTAAATAAGGAGTTATTAAATGGCTAAAAGAATACAATTTAGACGAGGAACTACCTCCGCTACTGGCTCTTTTACAGGTGCTGTCGGAGAAGTTACCGTAGATACTGACAAAGAAGTTGTTGTAGTTCACGATGGGTCAACCGCTGGAGGTTTTCCTATGGTGCGAAACGGTGGAAGTGAAAACGTAGGTGTTGGAACTTCTACTCCAGATGGAAAACTTCATGTTCACACTGGTACTGCTGGGTCACTTACGGCTGCTGCAAATTCTGACGATTTAGTTGTAGAAAATAGTGCAGATGGCGGTATTTCAATTTTAACTCCTGCTGGGAATGCTGGACAATTGACGTTCGGAAGTACCGACTCAAATGTAAATGGTTCTATTGCTTATGACCACGGAACTGATTCTTTAAGGTTTTCAACCGCAGCTTCTGAAAAAGTTCGGATTGAAACGGATGGAGATGTTGCAATTGGGACTACGACTGCTACTGGTAAATTAACTGTTGAAGAAAACGCAGCTCCGGCAACTTCTGGAACAATGTCTACTGGATTTGTCATCCAAGCAAGCGGAACTTCTTATGCGTTAAACATGGGTTGTGATACTGCGAACACACATAATTGGATAAATTCTTCAGTAGCTAACGCTGCAAACACAGCTGCTGAGTTAAAGATTTTAATCGGTGGCGTAGAAAAAGTTAAAATTACTACTGACGGTAATGTCGTTTTATCTAGTGTTCCGGCCAGTGCTGATGGAGACGGGTTGGCTACTGGAACTGTATACCACACAAGTGGTGATCTTAAAATTAAAACTTAATAGGAGCTAATCAATGGCAACTTTTTTACGAGGAAGCATGGTTTCAACAGCAGATAAAAGTGCTTCAACTGCATCAACATGGGGAACTGCATCGTCAGCTTCTAAAACTTCTGCATCCAATGCTTCTAAAATTGTTCAATTAGACGCTAATGGGTTTATCTCAGGGTCTTTAGTCGAGAGCCCTACAATTTGCAGTCAATGGAGAATAACAAGTAGTATTACTTTATCAAATACTTCAGCTGATATAACGGCAAACTGGGAGCAAGCAGACAATCAAGTGGCATCTACGGATGTTCAAGGGAGATACGGAGCTGCGGTAACAGAATCAAGTGGCATTTTTACGTTGCCTACAACTGGCTTTTGGTTAATTAGTTTTGCTGGAATTATTATTCGTACAAGTTCTGATTTAACTGCTCCCGGAATTAACATACAAGGAACTACAAATAACTCAACTTACGGAACAATGGCTTTAGCTTATGGCGGAGTTTCATCGGCTGCTACATACAATTCAATAATGTGTCAAACAATTTTTGATTGCACTAATACTACTAATTGTAAAATTAAATTCGGATGGAATTCGCCGGGAGCCGGAACTCTTTCTGGAGATACTGGGGGAAACCACACTTACGCTACGTTTTTAAAAGTTGGAGAAACTTAATGAACGAAGAGATATTAGTGGCTCTAGGTAGACTAGAGGGCAAAGTAGATGCTTTAATAACTCGGCAATCTCTTATTGATGAAGAGTTAGGAAGGCAAGAAAAACGTATTCGTACCCTAGAACAAAGTAAAAGTTGGGTACTTGGTGCTGCTGCGATGGTCGGAGGAGCCGTATCTCTTATTATTAAATTTGTAAAGTTGGAGGACTAAAATGAGAATTCATACTATTCACAACGCAGCAACCACAGTAGCAGCTTCAAGTTCTACTGATACCGCTGTTTTAAACCCAGAACTAACTAGTTATCGTACTGGGATTGTTCAGGCATTTGTTGATATAAGTGACGATGCTGATGCTGGTGATAATTTAAGCATAGCTATTAAAGGTTCACTTGATGGAGCTATGGAATATGTAACATTGCATACCTTTGCTGAAGGCGGATCTGCTGATGTAAATGATGCAGCTGTTGTTACAATTTTTCCACACATGAAAGCTACAATCACCAACTCTGCTGGAACAGAAGCAACAAATGTTGATGTCAAAATCCTACTAGGAGAGTAATTATGCCTCTATGGAAACCTACTGATATTTCAGCTGTTAAGTATCTTAGCGCAGCTGGAGTCCCTGAAAACACACCAGAAACAAATCTTTGGTTAAAACCTGAAGACATTGTAGGTGCTGATTGGAAAGACAGTTCAACTAAAGAATATACTGCTTCCCATGCTTCAGCACCTTCAAAATCAACTACTCTTAAAAACAAAAAAACTGGATTAAATTTTAATGGGGATAAAGCTTTAACTGTAGGCCCTAGCGGTGCTGCAACAGGCCCGATGGATGTAGGCACAGACGGTTATTATGTAGGGGCTTTTGTTAAACATATTGACCATGATGCTACACAAGTTATTTGTTGTAACGATTCTTCTGGAGCAAGATTTGAACTTAGATTTAGTTCAGCAGAAAGAATTGTAGCCGCTCTTTATCAAAACGATACTGCAACCGGAGCTACTACTTTAGCCAACAATACCTATTATTGGGTAAGTTCTTACAGAGACGGATCTAACGCTTACGCTGGATTTGATGACACAAGGCAAGATGGTTCAGATACGGATTCTACAGATGATATTTCTAAAACCGCAGCTTTTCATATTGGTGCTAGATCAGGAAGCACATTAAATTTTCAGTCTGATATTTTTGAAGTATTAGTAATCCACCAGACTCCTAATCTTGATGATATAAAAAGAATAGAAGGATATGCGTCTCATAAGTTTGATAATGAAGGAAATCTTGGAGCTTCCCACGAATATAAATACGGCCCTCCTACTTCTTGTCATTGTGTATCGGAACAAACTTTATCAACATCTGTTTTATCGTCAAACCTTAGAAACCCGGCGGAACTAAGCGAAAACTTAAATATCTACGATGAACGGAGATAACTATGGACAAGAAAACTCTTAGTCAATTACACGTTGCTCTTGCTGAGGATTTACTTATACGATTAGAGTCTGGAGAAGCAACCCCAGCAGAACTAAACGTCATACGTCAGTTTCTTAAAGACAATGGTATTGATGCGACTACTGAACAAAATAAACCTATGGCAAATCTTGCCAAGATCTTACCTTTTAGTCCCGAAGAAGACGATATAAGTCAGACTGGATAATCCATGCAATCAGTGAGTGAAGTTACCACATTAATAAAAGATGTGGGATTTCCAATCGCCAGTGCAATCGGAGCTGGTGCAGCGGTATGGCTAATGATCTCATGGCTAAAATCTAGTCTTGTTTCTAAGATCGAAGCAAACAACACAATGATCATTAAATTAATAGACCGATGTAGAGCATTAGATAACTCAATCGTAAGATTAGAATTACTTATGAGATTAATGAATGACCTCCCGCCAGATTGGGAAAGAACTGGTAAACTAGATCCTGAAGATAGACGAAAGGATTAACGTGGGTTTAAACTTTAGAAAAGAAGAGGTGTATCCAGAAAGAGATACTTCATTGCCTTGTTGGAAAACTGTGGCTAAACAATTAGCTAAACGAGAAGGTACTGATAAAGTTATATCTTCTGGAGCAGCTCACCAGTATTACCAAAGAGCTATTAAAAAACTTCGCACTAGACTACAAAAAGATCCTGTAATAGTAGAGTATTTAATGTCTACTAAAGTTTGGAAAGGAAAGGACTAGCAATGCTTTTAGCTGAAGGATTAGAAAAAGCTTTCTTGGGAACGGGAAGACAATTTAACAAAGAAATTGCAGTGTATAACTATAATAAATGTATAGAAATATTAGCCGAAGACATGGGCTATGAAGATGCTGTTGAGTATTTTGAGTACAACGTAGTTGGGGCGTATGTTGGAGAAGAAACTCCGATTTTTTTAGAAATGAACAATGAGCCGACCCCAAGGGTTTAAGGTCATCAACGGACAATGGGTTCCTATTTATAAAGGAGAAAACATGAGCGTCATAAAAAATACACCTTTTGAAGATTTGTTAAATCGAGTATGCGACAATATCGAAAAAAGATTAGGTCTTGATCCAGAAGAACCATGTGAAAAAGAAGAATGTGACGATGATTGTCCTGCATGTGACCCAGATCCAGAATGCTAAGTAATACATGGATAAACGATTACATGATTTTCGGAATTTCCTATATCTTGCTTGGGAACAATTAGGTCTTCCTGACCCTACTCCTATTCAATACGACATTGCTGAATACATCCAAAACGGCCCAAAAAGACGTTGCATCCAAGCATTCCGAGGAGTAGGGAAATCTTGGATTACTTCTGCTTATGTTTGCCACCAATTACTATTAGATCCAACAAAAAATATCCTAGTAGTTTCCGCTTCTAAACAACGTGCTGATGATTTCTCTACGTTTACCCTACGTCTTATTGAAGATATGCCCCTACTTCATCACTTAAAACCGGGGGATAATCAACGAAACTCTAAGATTGCATTCGATGTCGGGCCAGCTCCTGCTAGTCATGCCCCTTCAGTTACTTCAAAAGGTATTACCTCTCAAATAACGGGAGCTAGGTCTGACTTGATTGTCGCTGACGATATTGAGTCTCTTAATAACAGTGCCACGAACTCTATGAGAGACAAGTTATCTGAGTCAATTAAAGAATTCGATGCGGTCTTAAAGCCCGATGGAAACATTATCTATCTAGGCACTCCTCAGACTGAACAATCTATTTACAATGTCCTTCCAGAACGAGGTTACGACATTCGTATATGGCCTGCTAGAGTACCTTCGGAGAAAAAAGCAGTAGGCTACGGAGACAAGTTAGCTCCAATAATAGCCTCTAGGATTGATTCTAAGACCTCCGAAGAAGGTAGTCCCACTGATCCATTAAGATTTAATGAATTCGATCTAATGGAACGTGAGGCCTCGTATGGGCGTACTGGGTTTTCTTTGCAGTTTATGCTGGATACTACGTTGTCTGACGCTGATAGATATCCATTGAAGCTATCTGATTTACTGGTGCTTAGTTTGAACAACGAAACAGGCCCAGAAAAAGTAGTGTGGTCAGCTCATCCCGATTATATCTGTAAAGAACTTCCCAATGTTGGGTTCAACGGAGATCGACTGTATCGACCTATGTCTATCCAAGGAAAATGGGTTCCATACAAAGGTTCTGTGATGGCAATAGACCCTGCGGGTAGAGGATTAGATGAAACTTCTTATGCGATAGTCAAGATGATCAACAGTCAATTGTTTGTCACAGATTGCGGAGGGTTTGACGGGGGTTACTCAGAAGATACCTTGAAAGCGTTGTCGCACATTGCTGCCAAACAACAAGTAAACCATGTTATTATCGAAGCCAACTTTGGCGATGGTATGTTTACTCAGCTTTTAAAACCCATTATGTCTAAGATTCACAAAGTCACAATCGAGGAAGTTAAGCACTCTACCCAGAAAGAACGGCGCATTTGCGACATTTTAGAACCAATTATGAATAATCATAAATTAATTGTGGATGAACAGTTGATATCTAAGGACTATAACAGCACCAAGAATAAGGCTCCTGATAAAGCTTTGAAATATCAGTTGTTTTATCAGATGACTAGGATTACTAGACACAAAGGTTCCTTGGCGCATGACGATAGATTGGATGTTTTGGCGATGGCTGTTGGGTACTGGGTAGAACAAATGGCACGAGATGTGGACGATGTAATGAAAGCAGACAAAGAAGCTGCATGGGACAGAGAACTAGAAAGGTTCTTAGATCACGCTATAGGCGAGAAACCGAGGCCAACGACATGGATGAATATGGATTTTTAATAGCATTATGCTGGGAAGTCGTAGAAACCTACGAATCTTACCTACTCGATGAAGCTACAAATAAAGACCTTGCTGCGGTGATGATGAGACTGCTTGAAGAACTCCCAGAAGATATGGGTAAGTAAATGGATAATTCACAATTATTCGGGGCGATTCTCAATCAGGACTCAGTAAAGTAACTAGGTCTACCCGCTTACCCCTTACTCCCTCTTGGGGGGGTTTGGGGGGGCTCAAACTCATCAAGATCTAGTAAAGTCTTAATACTAAGATTACCTATATTAACATAGGTTCTACTAAGTTATACTCTTATTATTATTATAGAAAGGAATAAGATATGCCTACTATTAACGGAAAAAAGTATCCTTACACTCCTAAAGGAATTAAGGCTGCTAAGAAGGCCGCTAAGAAGAAAAAGAAGTCTTTAAGTATTCCTCCTAAAATGAGTTACTAATGAACACAGTAAAACTAGGGCCATATAATATTCAAGTCGAACGACAGCTATTAGACGATAAGACCTATGGGTCTTACGAAGGTTTTCCAGATAGTCTTATTATTGTCGATGCTAGGCTTGAGGGGAAAGCTATGGTTCTTACGTTTATTCACGAGATTATCGAAGCGATTATTGACATGTATGACATCCCTCTTGGGGAGACCCATGTTCGGATTTTAGAGCTTACTGTCGGACGCTTCGTAGAAGATAACCCAGAGCTCGTTAGAGGCTGGTTGGAGGTGCTCAGTGGCTCGTAACTATGCTCAGGAACGAAGGGCTCAGACTCCAGCGAGGAAGGCTAGAAGAGCTGCTAGGAATAGGGCTCGTAGAAAGCTTGGTCTCAAGGTAGGAGATCCTCGGCACGTTCATCACAAAGACGGCAATCCTCAGAATAATTCTAGGAAGAACTTAGTAGCTATACCCGCTAGGAGAAATCTAAGGATTCAACCTAAAAGAAAATAATTTTGGCAAAAAAATCTGAGAGCCTATCATATATAGTGCCGCGCGCGCCTACCCCCATGCCCCATATTGCCGAGCATGCCTAGCCTACCCATACCCTTCAGATAGCCCAGAATGCCCAGCATACCCAGATTGCCTATCTTAGCAGAACTTGGCACTACCTAGCAGATACCTAGCACACTGTAGGTGTTTGTATGGGTGTTTTTTTAAATTTCAGAGTAAACAATATATACATAGAAAAAGTTTTATAAGAATCGCCTAGAATCCATTTTAAGCCCTTCATTATTGAGACAGGCTAGGAGTCCTTTTTTTAATTCAAATAGATTTGTTAAATTAGGTAAGATATTTTTATCCTTTTTAATATTGAAGAAAATAAACTTTAAAAAATGCGAATATTCGCTTGCATAAGATTAAAGCTTCGAGTACTAATAGACGATATAGAAATAAATGCTCTTTGAAAATTGAAGAAAGAAACTAATACTTTTTAAAGTGTGCCATAGTTCACAAAGATCTGAAAAGATCAGAAAGTGAGACTCCTATGGCAACACAAACAATCGAAAAAATTGAAGTAAAGAAAGATTCAAAGAAAGATTCTAAGTATTTCAGAGATCAATTCGTGACTGCCGGATCAACTCCGGTACAATTGGCTGAAGCTTCTTTATCGGGTACAATGGGCTTTTCAAAGACTGGTAAGCCTAAAACCCTTGAAGCATGGGCAAAGCTGCTCGATGAAGCTCAAGCAGAATTAGCCGAGATATACACAGTTCAACGTGAATTGAAAAAGGACGTGGACAGTAAAGAATTCTCTCATATTCATATAAATCTTGAAGGCGATTCGTTCAACATTAAAAGACTTTATCAGAGACTAATTCTCAATAAGTCCCTAACAAGAGCGCAAACTTTAAAAGCTCTAAAAAATTCTTAATTAAAAAACTCGAATTATGGCATACTTTAAAAAGTTTTAGTAAGGGAGCCGATAGGATTGTATTGTGACCATATACATGAGCGCAATAACATAGATATGTACGAGTATCTTTTATTCCTAAGCGTCCTTGAAAAAACCGTTCATAGGGTGAGCGTATTCGGTTACGCTGAGACTCCACCCACTTTTATTTGCATGTGCGTGGTGCTGCCATGACCGTGCTTGTAAAAGCTAACCAAGATTATCAAGAGCTGATAATGGGTAGCGCAAGCGAGGGAGACTCAAAGAGCATCTTTAAACATTGGTAGATATGACAATGTCAAGATCTATCCACACTAAAAATATATAGTCTGGCATTTTATTAAGGATACTTAATAGCCTAGTTCATGCGCGTGGTGCGTAGAGTAAGAAGGATTATATTTTATTCATGGGAATAGTGGCGATTGAACCATGAGTGTGCGACAACTATAACAACAACATAGTCGATGTAAATCTTGATGAGATGATAGTGCTTGAAAAACAGGATAAGTACAGTCTCGATGATCTATACCGAGTGGTCGGCTATTTATGCTTTGTATCCCCTAGTTATCGAAAGGTAGCTAGGGGATTTTTTTATGCGTGGTGCATAAGAGTGGTTCTTAAATAAAAGGAGGCTCATATGAGTGGTGCAAGATTGTTTACTAAGGACGAATACAGGAAGTTGTTAAGAGAAGCTAGGAAGGAAGCTAAGGCGCTTCGTTCAAAGGCAGTGACTCGTAACATAGTCGAGGCAAATAAACAAGCCCTGACAGGAATGTTCGAGGGAGGGCATTGGTCTCAATTAAAAGAACGATGTAATGAAATGCTTAGAAAGGGAGGCAACTAATGGATCTTATATTTTATGGGATTATGGGAACTTATGGGTTTATAGTTTTAACCCTGTTAATCGGTACTTTATTAGATTTCAACGAAGGAGGTAACTAATGTTGGAGTTCTTAATTGTTTTAGTATTGATCGTTGTATGCATGGCACTGATTGATTGCGATCCTGATCATGAGTCATGTCAACCTGAAATTAAACAGGATCACCAAACATACTTTGATTGGGAGGATTCAAAATGAAAAATTATTACGTAGAAGCTAGTGGTTTCTTTCTAACTCGTCCATTTCCTGAAGATTGGAATGATGAGTCGTATTGGGAAGATACAAAGTGGGCGGATCTTTATGATTTTATTGATGACCATATAACAGAGCATTACGAAGACTGGGATACTTATCTAATCGAAGAAGAAATTGAAAAATTAAGCAATCTATTATTCGAGACAGTAGAAGCTTTTGCAAAAAAAGTGTATGTCGGGGATTTATCAGAGGAGGTATCCGATGAGTAAGTTTAAATGGGAATACGAATTAAGCGGTTTTTATTGTGATGAAGGGAAACCAATTCCTAATGTTTCACACGCTGTAATCTTCAGTGAAAACAATCTCACTCCTATTGAGGAGAGTGAAGCGATTTTAACCGATGGTGTCTTTGATTTTCCAAATGTCATACTAGATGAAACACCAGAAAAATTCGCATGTGTAATTGAGTATGGCACTAATAAAGTTCTTGGCATGGTTCATGTTTACGATCCAGAGGTAGGTGCGTGACGATGAAATCTTTGAAATAAAGGAGGTGTCTGATTGAACGCTTAAAAGAACAGAAAAAACTAGAAGCAACATGGTCGGCTCACTTTACAGGACATACAACACTAGCCTATGTAATGAGCCGTGGATGCTTGTTAACTATTAGTTATATAACCGAGGAGGAATACGAACGCTTGGTTGTTATCATCGCTGAATATCGAGAGGATAAAAGCGAGAAAGGTGATGAATAAAATAAAAGGAGACTAATTATGGTG